CTGCTTGTGACCGTCAGCACTACGCGGACCTGTTCTCGCGGTTTGCAGCCCCAGCCGCCGAACCGCCCGTTCTACGGATGCTGGATGACATCCGAGCTCAAAGGCAGCGTCTGCTTGCGTCATCTTACGAACTTCAATCATCTCGCGGACCTGATCGTCATCTAAAGAGCCGCCCGGGCCTTTCCATATTGGACCCAGATCGTGACGCTTTAGATAGCTTTGAACCCGAGCTCTCGGCATCCCAAGAAGGTTGGCCATCTCAACGCCAGTCACTCCTGCAAGACGCCATGCACGAAGCTGTTCTACGTGCTGATCAAGCTGCGATTTATATCCCATACGAACCCCTGAAGTTAATTGGAGCCTCTATTATAGCTCTGGTGCCAATTGGTTACCAGCCAATAATCGACACTCAAGTCCCAGACCTTCACAACTACAAAGCGGCTGGGGTTTATCACCACAACTGCGGCAAAACGATGGCCGCTGCCAATGCCCTTGCGATCATGTTGACTGGTGAGTACCCGAAGTGGTGGAAGGGTAGACGCTGGGACCGGCCAATAGCATGCTGGGTCGGCGGTGTGACCGCAGAGTCGACCCGTGATGCGATGCAGCGTTTGCTGATGGGCAGGCCCGGTCAGTATGGGACAGGAGCCATACCGGCAGACATGATCATCAGTCAGTCCAGCGCTCGCGGTGTGGCCGATGCGCTCGACACGGTACAGATCAAACACGTCAGTGGTGGTGTGAGCACCCTGACATTCAAGGCTTACAAAGACGGCCGCGAAAAGTGGCAAGCTGAGACCTTAGATGTGGTGGCCTTTGACGAAGAGCCCCCTCTCGACATATACGTGGAAGGACTCACACGTACCAATGCAACTGGCGGCATCGCTTGGTTGACGTTCACGCCACTCTTGGGCATGAGCCAAGTGGCCACACGGTTCTTCGAGGAGGAGTCACCTGACCGGAATCTCGTCTCCATGACGATCTTCGACGTGGAGCACTACACGCCAGAGCAACGGGAGCGAATCATCGCCAGTTACCCCGGGCACGAACGAGAGGCTCGCGCTAGTGGTGTTCCTACCCTCGGCTCAGGCAGGGTGTTCCCTGTGGCCGAGGAGGTCATCAAGGTGCCGGCGTTCAGCATCCCGAAGCACTGGCCACGTATATGTGGGGTGGACTTTGGTTACGACCACCCGTCTGCTGCGGCTTGGCTTGCGTGGGATCGGGACAGTGACACGATCTACCTGTACGACGTCTACAAGGTGAGGGAGGCGACTCCGATGATGCAGGCACCTGCTATTCGGGCGAAGGGTGCTTGGATACCTGTTGCTTGGCCTCACGATGGTTTGCAACACGACAAAGGCTCTGGCATCCAGCTGGCTGAACAGTATCGGGCTGCGGGTCTGAACATGCTGCTGGACAAGGCGACGCATGCACCGGTGATGGGCGAGAGCGAAGGGTCAGGCGGGAATGGTCTGGAAGCCGGCGTGTCTGAGATGCTGGACCGCATGCAGTCTGGCCGGTGGAAAGTGTTCGACCACTTGAACGACTGGTTCGCTGAGTTCCGTCAGTACCACCGCAAGAACGGACAGATCGTCAAGCTGAAGGACGATGCCATCTCCGCGAGCCGGTACGGAATGATGATGAAGCGCTTCGCGATGACCGAACCCGGCAGCAATTCGCTGAAGGGTCAGATCATCTCGGTGAACTTCGGGGCTCGGAAAGGTGGGTACTAATCCTCGAGTACCAGTGCCGCTTCTTTACCCCGCAGTGCTGCTTGCTTTTCATTCATGGCAACATTATCTTTTTTGGTAGTGGCTAGGGGATGATCGTCCAGGCATCCACTTGCTTATCTGGAGCATTCAGCGCACCCATGTCGAAGGTAGCCCCGACACGCAGGAACTTCAGAGCGTCCATGCGTACCTTCACATCCACTGCGGCATTCTTTGCGTAGCTGCCAGATTGCAGCTTGTAGCCTGCTTGGGTTGTGGCTGGGCCTACCCATAGAGGGTCGGTCGATTTGCACTGCACATCGCTGGAGTTGTTGCTGTAAGTAAACCCCGTGCTTACTGTATTTGGCGTGAATACAGTAGCCCTAGCTCCGCCGATCGTGTAAGGTCCAGAGCTGGTGTTGTTATTGGCATTTTTTGTGAGGTTGGGCGCGTAGTAAATGTTGTTGTTGATCGAAGAGGCCGTGACGTTAGTCCCGACAAGGATCAACGAACCGTTACCAACCGAGTTCAAATCGTAAGTCGAATTGTTATGAATTCGCAGTGCCGACGAGCTAGGGACATTAGATGTATAGCCTGTGTTGTCTCGCAATTCAAAACTCAACATACTTGAGTTTCCTGCGTTTGCCGGTCTGTAAATGACATTGCTCCTAACGGAGAGGCGCACTCCAAGCAACTGCAATACGGTTGACTCCAAGTAGGTATGGTAAAAATTGTTTTCCCAGATTACATCTGCCAGCTCTTCATAAGAGGTAGTGTTCTGTGGAGAGATGCTACTCATTCCTGTCGTTGAAGCTGTGGAGCCGCTGCCGTCAAAGTAGTTATTGGCAACCACAGTCCAGCGAGAGGTGTAGCCTGGAAACGCCACTACGAAACCTCGCAAGGTTAAATAGGATTTTCCTGATGCTGTTCTGGCAATTCGGTTAGAAATAATGCACGACTTTTCCGCACCTTGGAGCCTCAATACGTGTTCGATTCCGTGCGAGTTGTCCAAGTCGCAGTCAACAATTCCCATCAGCTTGTTGCCATTGCCAAGAATTGAGCAAGTGCCAGATGATGCAACTCCCTCATTCATGTTGGAGGTCACCAGTTTGGAGACGACCATGTTCTCTCCACCTAACGGAGACACAAATCCCGATACGTTAGTTGCGCGGCAATTGTGGATCGTCCAGCGACGAGCGCTAGTTCCAACCGATAAGGCAGAGTTATCAGTGAAGCCGGAAGCTATGGTTCTGCTGAAGTGAAGGTTATGAAGTCTCCAGTCCGTTCCATCACCAGACTGAAGCATTTGGGTTGCAGGAAGGCTTACCGTTGCATTGATAATCGCCTGTGATGTTCCACCAAAGGTGCCGATGTACAGCCCATTCACTCCTGACCTAATCGACGAAGCGGTACAGTTGAACGTCTCACCGGCCCTGAACAATACCCGCTTCCCTGTCGTGCCGAACGATGTCATCATTGTGGTGAAGCTGCTAGACGTTTGCGGATTGTGCCCAGCGGGAGCGCCTGCAAAGTTTCCAGAGCTTGATACACAGATCGTATTGGTTCCTGCATAGACCACATCAGGGTCTTGCACAGTAATCGTCTGACTCACTGGCCCCCAAACGCTCACGCCATCAGACACCCACATCCGTGCTGTATAGCTTCCATGCGTCTCGTAGACGTAAGCCGCAACAGGGCCACCAACAAAGCGATTCTTTGTTTGTCCTGCTAACTGCCCATAGGTGTAATTTGCTGCGCCACCATCGCCAAAGTCGAAGTAGTAGATGTAGTCGTGGAACGTATCTATTCCAGCATTGGATGTTGTCGTTGCAACACCGTCAAATACCACGCCGAATGGAGCCACAGCAGAAGTCAGTGAGGCAGTCAACACCGGAGTCACTGTGGTGTTTATCAGGCTGCGTGCAGGCACTTGCTTGTCTGGTGCGTTGAGAGCGCCCATGTCGAACGTAGGGGCTGCGCGGTTAAAGCCCAAGCCGTCCATGCGGACATTGACGTTCACCCCTGCATCTTTGGCATAAGAACCAGACTGGAGCTTGTAGCCTGCTTGCGTTGTGGCCGGGCCAACAAACAGCGGGTCGGTAGATTTCATTTGCGCGTTAGTTGAGTTGTTTGCAATCGTGGGAGTTACACCACCGTTATATGAAACAGTCAACAGCGTCGGGGTAGTCCCAGAGTTGTTTGAGGATTTAGTCTTATTTGGCGAGTAACTCAAATTGCCGCGCAAATCCATGTTTGTGATCTGGTCGGCAGCAAACACAAGAGATAAACCCTCTGTCGCAAGCGTATACACCGTGTTGTTGTAAATCTTCACAGAGTCAGTGAGGACAGACATAGTTGCATTTTTGTCCAGAATCCTGAACACCGAATTACTCAGAGCCACATTTTTTAGGTTGATTACGTTATTCCTAAAGCTGACGTTAGATGCCAGAATATCAATTGGGAATGTCGCCTTTACATCGTAGTAAAAGTTATTTTCAAACGTGATATTTCGCAGAATTTGGTTAGCTGCGTTAGAGGTCGGCGCAATGGATGTGACGTTTGAATTGTCGATGGTGTCTATTGACCCATCAAACAGATTAGCCGCAACTACACCATGCTGACACACGACACCATTTGGCTGAGACAACACAGACCAGCCGCGATATGTAATTAGACCTTTACCATCTGCCGACCTCAGTAAGTGATTGCTGATAACCGCAAACCTGTCGCACCCTTGCGCCCTGATTGTGAACTCACCGTAATGATTTCCGTCAATCTTGCAATCTATAACCGCAGATTGGATGTGTTTTGCTGCGTAGAGTTTGTTTCCGCCAGATTGGACAGTGCCGTTTCCGGTAGCTCCATCGTTTATCAACAGTTTGGACACAACAACGCCAATGCCAGCAGTTTGCAGAT